GGTATAGCTATAACCAAATGAACGCCTGGGCGGTGTCGGTATACCAAAGCGGATATGAAGATGGGCGGGAATCCATGCCGGAGATTCTGGAATTTGATAAGAACACAATGGAAGAGTTCTTGCTTAAGATTGACGGCATAGGAGAAAAGACGGCCAAGAGGATAGTAAACGCCTTTATAGAAAAAGGCGAAGCGGCGTGGGAGATATAGCATGGATTGGGTAAGCGAAAAGATACAAGTGAAATGCCCTTTTTATATAAGTCACACCTTCCCAAGAGGGAAGGGGGCGACTTCTATATCTTGCGAGAAATTGCCGGAGATAGAGGGGAATTGTACCATGCAGATATGCTTTTCCGACAAGAAGGCATTAGATGCGCATATGGCCGCATACTGCAAGGGCTTTTCATTTGCCCGGTGCCCGCTATATAAACATATCGCTGAAGGATTGGAGAAGGAGGAAGAAAAGAGTGAGGAAAGACGAGCAGAAAAGACTAAAAAAAGAAGCTGGCTTGACGAAGAAATTGCGAGAAGCCGGAAAGCAAAAAGATACTAGGATAAAGGCGCTGGAGATGAGGGCAAGCCATTTTAGAGCCTTAAAGGACTCGAAGAACGCGGAAATCGCAAGGCTTAACCTTTCAATATGCCATAGCGAAGCACTTTGCAGCATCTTGATAAAGAGACTGGGCGGATCCGTAGACGTAGCCGGGCAAGACTGGGTAAAGGCGATAGAGGACAGGCGGTCTATCGTAGCAAAGACGGACGAAAACGGCACTTTTTCCTTCATGGAAGCGGATATTGCTAGGGAAAAGGAAGCGGAAAAGGAGTAGGATAGAAGAAAAAGCAGAGAGGAGGGGGAAACGTGGGAAGCGCGAGAGGCGTAAAAAAAGGGTTCATGCAAGACTATCTTACGGAGGAAATGCTTACTTACGTGACGGCGCTAAAACGCAAGGGCGTGACCGATGAAGAGCTGGCAAAGGCGCTGGGGATATCTAAGCAGACCTTGTACAACTGGAAAAATAAAAGCCAAGAATTTCGCTTTGCGATACGCGATGGCAAAATGGTAGCGGATGCCCAAGTAGAAAACGCCCTTTTCCTCTCTGCTATAGGGCACACGAAGGAAGTAAAAACAGTTTTGAAAGACAAGACGACAGGAATCCCCCTTGTAAAGAACGCGGATGGAGAAATTACCCTTATGAAAGGGGAAGAGGGGGAAGAAATGCTTTACTATACGGATGTTCTTTATCTTAAGCCGGATGTGAAAGCTATGATCTTCTATCTTACAAACCGATGCTTTAAAGATTGGCAAATGAACCGCCAGAATAAAGAGGATAGCGAAAGAAGCGGACTTCCCGCCGGAGTGGTGGAAGTCGTAGTTAGAAACGAGGGACTGGAGGAGCTGGAGCGGAAAGCTATAGAAGAGGCAAGGAAGAAAGACGAGGAAGCCAGCAAAGGGGGGTAAGAAAAAAGGAAGGGGAAAACCCTTCCTTTATGCGTTGATTAGGTCGCTTGCTGAGATTGTGGGATAGCATTTATTTATCTGGATCCATTCCCCATAATTCCCGGGGTGAACTTTCCTAGTCATTACCTTGCATATTTCCTCGTCCATGCCAAGGCGTGGGATATATAAGAAGGTGACGGTCTTGCTTGTCCGTCTGATGATTTTGATGGCTTCCCTATGGAGAGGGTCGCCGTCAGTATATTGCTGGGGTTCTTGGTAGTAGTTCCCCATGATGAACTTAGTATTTCTTTGCGCCTCTGCAAGTGCAGCGTTGGCGTTGGCTAATGCCTCGGTGGCTTCCTGTAGGTTGGAAGCCTTTGCCATGCGGTAGCTGAATAAATCTATAATCTTTTCCATGATATCCTCCTTTTATGGAAGGGGCTTATGCCCCTTTCTTATAGCACTTGATATTATTTGCTTGCATATACTCAACTTCATCAAGAATCTTTGCTAAGTTCTTTGGCGTAGGGGTGTAACCATCAAATAGCTGGCAACGCGTGCCTTCTCTGTATATGGTTGGGTTATACCAACTAAAGCATCCTTCCGGGGTTGTGAAGTAAGTTTTGATATATATAGTCCCCGTTATATCGCTTAAACTTACTTCGATTTGCATATTTCCTTTTACTAGAAAAAATCTGACTTGGGAGCCACATTCTTCTAATGTGTAACCCTTATTCACTGCTACCTTTGCAAATTCGTTTAAGTTCTTATTCATATATACCTTCTTTCTGCCCTATGGGCTTGTGCCGTGCGGCTTATTGTTTGCTATGTACGTAGTCTATCATTAGCTACGCACGTAGTCAATAGGGAAATTGTCACAAAAGAAAGATTGTTAATTTGGCGAAAATGACGGTTGACTATGTACGTAGGCTATGATAAGATAAGGACAGTTAAGAAAACGGCATTGCCCAAGGGGCGGAAAGGTGGAGACGATGACATTCAATAGTAAAGAAGAGGTAAGAAGCGCCTGGGATAGATTAAAGGCAGAGGAAAGAGAGTATTTAGAAAATGCTTATGAGGAAGTAAAGGAAGCGCTTAGAGCAGACGGAAGCGACCCAAGGGATATAAGCACGCTCGAGTCTTTAGAAGAGTATGCGGAAAATATCGGCTGGGAAAGCGATGGTGCATCTGCATACGAGGATTTCAAGGAGATTATAGAAAACTAGGAGAGGGATTCCTCTCCCTACGTTATAAAAATAAGATAGGCTTCCAATTAGAAGCCAGAAGGGTGGAAACATGAAGGAAATTACATTAGAGGAAGTAAAAAGCAGACTAAAGAGCAGAGAAGCCCTAAATCTCAATGGGGAAGATTTTTATCTGGAGATACCGGAAGAACTTCAGTATTTGCATTATACTGACAATAAGAAAGACCGTCATAATTTAGTTGTCTATAGCGTTGAGGCAAAACTTCCAGAAGGAATTGAGGATCCAGAGGAGATAGCCAGAGAGTACGAGGCTTTCTTAAGCTTGGATAATGCACAGTACAGGGGAGTATTAGAGGAATTACAATCAGAATACAATTCCCTTGTTAATCAATACAACTTTCAGAATGACGAGGACGAATAGGAGGGGGATTTCCCTCTCCTAAGAGAAAGGATATATATGGGCTGGAAGGAAAATAAGGCGCAAAGGGATATTGCTTACGCCAGAGCAAAGGTAAAGCGGGTTCCCTTTGATATACAGGTGGCGGAGTATGACCGCTTGAAAGAAATTGCTGGAGATACGGCGGTTAATACCTATATCAAGAAGGCATTGAACGCTTTTTCCGGGGAAGAAATATTTAAAACTTAAAAAGGAAGTAGACGACTTTAAAAAAGGACAGCTTAAGCGGCTGTTCTTTTTTTATTGCTAGGGTAAAAATCCCTTGATTTTGCTTGAATTATAGGCAGAAAGGGGGATTTATGGAAGCGATTTGGAAGCCACAACCGAAGCAAGCCTTGATGATGTCACGGCCAGAGTATGAAGCACTTTATGGCGGAGCGGCTGGCGGAGGAAAGACGGATTATCTCGTTATAGAAGCATTAAGACAAGTGCATATTCCTCACTATAAAGCCTTGATTTTAAGAAGAACCTTCCCCCAGTTAAAGGAAATTATAGATAAAGCCTATCTGTACTACCCCCGCGCCTTTCCAGATGCCAAGTACAACAAAACGGAGCACCGCTGGACTTTCCCAAGCGGGGCAAAGATTGACTTTGGAAGCCTTAATTCCGAAGAGGACAAGTATAAGTATCAGGGTATTGCATACGACTTTATCGGATTTGACGAACTTACGCATTTCACGGCGACACAATACGAGTATTTAAAGTCAAGAAACCGTGCTAATGGTGCGGGAACTGTCGTATACACACGGGCGACAGCAAACCCCGGCGGTATAGGGCATGGATGGGTAAAAGATAGGTTTGTTACCTCTTGCAAGGCTGGAGAGACAAAAACGGAGGTATACAAGGTAAAGACGGAAAAGGGCATAGAGTACAAGGCGCAATCCCGCGTATATATCCCCGCCTCTGTCTTTGATAACAAGAAATTACTGGAGAATAACCCGGAATACGTCACGCACCTTGCGGCGCTTCCTGAAGCGGAAAGAAATGCCCTTTTATATGGGGACTGGGATAGCTTTACCGGGCAAGTATTCACGGAATTTAGAAATGACAAGAGCGGCTATATCACGCGCCGGTGGAGCCATGTAATAGAACCTTTCCCGATTCCTGAATGGTGGAAGGTGTTCCGAGCCTATGACTTTGGCTATAGCAAGCCTTACGCGGTCGGCTGGTATGCCGTTGATGGAGATGGGCGAATGTACCTTATCCGGGAATTGTACGGCTGCACAAGTACGCCTAATACGGGCGTTAAGCATGAGCCGCACGAACAGGCGCGGAGGATAAAGGAAGTAGAAAACACCGACCCACGATTAAAGGGAAGGAAGATAAGCGTGGGAAGTGTTGCGGATCCAGCGATATGGAATAAGTCGACAGGCGTATCTGTGGCGGAGGCTATGGAATCGGAAGGGGTGTATTTCGACAAGGGAGACCATGAAAGACTAGCCGGACTTATGCAATGCCATTACAGGCTTGCATTTGATGAAAATGGGTATTCGATGTTCTATGTGTTCTCTGACTGCCTCGATTTCATCCGGACAGTGCCGAATCTCACCTATGACGAGAAGAACGTGGAGGACATAGACAGTAGCCAAGAAGACCATATTTACGATTCATGGCGCTATGCCTGTATGAAGAATCCCATAAAGGCAAGACGGAACTACATCGACAGGGAATCACACGATTTTGACCCGCTTAATTTGTATCAAGGCAACGCCAAGAGGCGGCTATATAGAGGATAGGAGGAAAGAATGGCAAGAAAGAAGAAGGAAGTACTAGAAGAGAAGAAGCAAGTGGCAAGTGCCGGAGAAGGCATTGCGGAGGATAGACCGGAGGGAAAGCCTTTTATGAATCCTCCGGTAGAGCCTGTAGTGTATAAGCCAAAGCTTACGGACGAGGATTGCAGAGAGGCAGAGTTTAGGTGCAAGCGATACCATGAGAAGATGCAACCACTGGAAAACCGCTTAATTGAGAATGAAACCTACTACCGCCAGCAATATTCTGATTACAAGGACACGGACGACAGAAAGTCATTGCCGGAGAAGGGAAGCGGTTATCTTATCAATGCCATTATTAACAAGGTCGCTGATATGATGGACAATTACCCTCAGCCGACTATCCTACCCCGTGAGGAATCAGACGAGGAGACCGCTTCAATCCTTAGCAAGGTTATTCCCGCCATTCTGGAGCGGAATAATTACACAAAAGTGTACTACGGTTGTGCCATGGAGAAAGTGAAGAACGGCGTATCTGTTGCCGGAGTATTCTGGAATCCCACAAAGGATAATATTGGAGACGTAGAGATTAAGCGCATCGACATTATAAACATGAGATGGGAGCCTAACATTGAGGACATACAGGACAGCAAGGAGGTGTTTATCCTCACGGAATCCGATGTAGAGACTATGAAGGTGCTTTATCCGCAGATTCTTGGCAATCTTACCGGGGAATTTGGCACGGATTTAAGTAGTTACAGCGATTCAGAGGTGGCAAGGTCGGAAGATAAGGTTATTGTCTATGACTGGTACTATAAAAAGACCGTTTCTGTAGAGATTGGCGGACAGGTATTCCCGAAGACCGTCCTACACTATGCGAAATTCTGCAATGGAAAGTTATTGTATGCTTCAGAAAATGACCCTTCTAAGGAATCCGGCTGGTATGAAGATGGACAGTACCCCTTTATCTTTGACGTAATGTACCCCATCAAGAACACGCCTGTAGGTTTCGGCATGATTGATATTATCCGGGAACCGCAAGAATTTATTGACAAGATGAACAAAGCGCTTATTCAAAATGTACTTGCCAATGCCCGCCCTAGGAGATTTGCGAGGGAATCGACAGGTATTAACGAGGAAGAATTTAACGACTACAACAACTTAATCGTACACTACGAGGGCGACCCTAACGGTATCGTGCCGATTGATGTAAACCCATTGCCCCCTATCTATGCGCAGATTCTTGAGAATGTAAAGGAAGAGCTGAAGGAAAATTCCGGGAACCGTGACTTCTCGCAAGGTGCCACAAGTGGAGGCGTTACGGCGGCATCCGCAATCGCGGCATTACAGGAAGCATCCAGCAAGACTTCCCGCACTATGAATTTGGTATCATACGATGCCTTTAAATCCCTTATCACGATGGTTATAAGCAGAATGCAACAATTTTATAGTGTACCCAGAACCTACCGCATAATTATGAATAACGAAAATTATTATGCAATGGTAGGTATTTCCAAGGATTCCCCTATGGCAAGTGATTCCATGGCGGAGTTACTGCCGGATTCCGTCTTTGACCAATCAATAGGGAAATACATGGGCGGGCATAAACCTATCTATGATATTTCCGTAGGCGCAGAAAAGGCGAGCCCGTATTCAAGGGTAGCGCAAAATGAATTTGCTAAAGAATTATTCCAGCTAGGGGTATTCAATCCCCAACTTGCAGACCAAACGCTTGGAATGCTTAAAATGATGGATTTCGACCAGAAAGAAGAGATTATCCAGATGGTATCTCAAAACCAGACCTTGCTCCAAGAGAACGCCCAGATGAAGCAATTACTGCAAGGATTGGGCGGGATTGTAGCGGAGACTACTGGAGACACAAGAATTATGCAGATGTTCGGCTTGCCGGAAGAGGCGCAAGCAATGCCGGGAAGAGCAAGTGGCAAGAGTATAGCCGTGAACCAATTAGGGGAAGCGCGGAAGGAAAACACCACATCACAAGCGGAGAAAGCTAGGATAGAGGCAAGAGAAAGGGCGAGCGTATGATAAAAGGCTTATGGAGAGAGACGGAGGGAGGCATAGAGCTATCCCTCCATGGACACGCTAAGAGAGAGAAGGAAGGCACGGACTACGCTTGCAGTAAGGTTTCCGCCCTGTCACAAGCGCTTGCCTATAGGGTGCTTGAGTTCTTCAATAAGGACAGTAGGGGTGGAAGCTACTACTACAACGCAAGCCACGGAGATTTCACTTTATCCGTAGATTTTGGGCGTATGCCGGAAGCGGAGAAGAGGGAAGTTCTGGCGATGTTTTCCGTCGCCTTGTACGGATTGGATATAGTTTCCATGCAATACGAAAATAGTATCGTTATTGCTAGGGAATCCGTAAAAGAGAAGTGCTAAAACCGATATAGACACTAGGGAAAGACCTAAGAGACGGACACGCTCACCATAAAGAGCAGAAGGGAAGAAACGAATGGAAAGATTATACCTTGAACCTTTACAGTTTTCAGAAGGCGGAGCAGACGGCGCAAGCGGTGCGGAAGGCACGGCGGAAGCGCAAGAGACTGCACAGGCACAGGAAGGAGAAGCGCAGAATCCGGAGGAGAAGACGGAGGAAGTCCCTAAAGAAGAGGCTCCAAAGGCTGACCTAAAGAAGCTACTGAAAGAAAACGAGGAGTTAAAGGCGCAGTATGATAAGGCGGTGCAAAACCAAATTATCAGACGCTTTAAGGACTATGATGGACTTAAAGCAAAAGTTGCGGATTTAGATATGCTGTCCGGCTTAATCATGAGCGCATTTCCGGATGCGCCGCAAGACGGAGACACCGCAAGCCTAGTAGCCTACCTTCAGAATAAAACAGACCTATACGCAGAGGCGGCAAGCCAAGCCGGTATGACCGTAGATGCCTATAGGCGTATGCAAGAGGTAGAAGCAAAGAATAGGGCATTGCTGGGGGAACAGAGAGCGGCACAGGAAGAGGCGCAGAGGCGAGAGCTTTACGCCAGATGGGATGCGCAAATCCCGGAAGTAAAGGAAGCATACCCGGACTTTGACGAAGCGGAGGAAATGGGGAACGAGGAGACAGGGGAAAGATTCATTTCCTTAATCTCTCAAGGCTGGACTATGAAGCAAGCGTATGAGGCTATCCACATGCACGAAATCATGGACAGACAGTCACAACTTGCTAAGAAACAGGCTGCTATTGAGACCGCCCGCCAGATTAAGACAGGGCAAGGGGATGTGAAAGAGTCCGCAACCGGCAGAACGGCATTATCTCCAGTGAATGGGGATATTTCCAAGATGAGCGATATAGAAATCGCGGAAATTGTAAACAGAGTAAATAGAGGAGACAAAGTCATCCTCTAAGAAGAGGAGAAGAAGACTATGAGATTAGCAGAAACAAAGACCAATGTTCTGGATTTACTGTATCTTGAAGCATTACAGTTCCCAGACCCTACACCGATGAACCTTACAACCAGCACCGCTTCCGACAATGACCTATCCCCCTCCAACAATAAGACATTCTATGACAAGAACCTTATCCGCTTGGTGGGACCTTCCTTGATTCACGATCAGCTTGGAAAGAAGGTAAGTATTCCTAAGAACCACGGAAAAACTATTGAATTTAGAGGATTCGAGCCACTGGCAAAGGCAACAACTCCGCTTACTGAGGGACAGACACCTACCGGAAAGAAGCTGGATATGTTCACCGTAACCGCTGTGCTGAAGCAGTACGGCGATTATGTAGCATTATCTGACCTTCTGGAAATGACCGCCATTGATAACCATGTGTTGGAAGCACAGGATAAGCTTGGCGACCAGGCGGGAAGAACCCTCGATACGGTAACGCGAGAGGTAGTCAATGCCGGAAATAATGTGCAATATGCCGAAGGACAGGTATCTTCCAGAACCGCCCTTACTTCCGCGCATAAACTTACGCCGAAGGCTATCGCCATGGCGGTAAGAACTTTAAAAAAGTACAGTGCGCCGAAGATTAACGGAAAGTACGCTGGAATTATTTCTCAGGACGTTGCCTTTGACCTAGAGCAGAACGATGACTACAAGAATCTATTTAAGTACACTGACAATAGTTCCTTCAAGGAAGGCTATTTGTTCGACTTGCACGGCGTAGAGTTCTACGAGACCTCAGAAGCGAAGAAGTGGATTAACGCGGGAGCTTCCTCTGTAGACGTATATTCTACCTTGATTTGCGGTAAGGATGCGTTTGCAGTAACCGGTTTAGAGGGAGAAGGCTTAGAGACTATCGTTAAGCAGCGCGGTTCTGCCGGTTCCTCTGACCCACTGAACCAGCGTTCTACAGTAGGTTGGAAGGCACTAAAGGCGGTAGCTATTCTTACAAACCAGTATATGGTTCGTATCGAGACAGCATCCACCTATAACGAACATGAGGCTAACTAAAAGGAGGTAGCATGGCAAATAAAGTAGTAGAAACAAGTGTGATTGAAGGCGCGACAGTAGAAGCACCAGCTGAAGCAAGCGCACCAGTAAAGGTAAAGGATACCGAGATGGTATTCCTTCCCCTTGATGATACTCATAAAAGACCGCTTTTCGTATGTGTGAACGGACGGTCTTTGAGAGTTCAAAGAGGGAAGAATGTGGAGGTTCCTAGGGAATTTGCGGAAGCGATTCGGAACTCCATGGAACAGGAAGCAGAAGCAATTCGGTATTCCGATTCCGTAGCCTACACAGAGGAAGGCTAAACATTGGAGGCGGTGGGGAAATCCTACCGCCTTTATTTTATACAGGAGGGAAAAAAGATGATTAAAGTACGGAGCAAAACCTTATTCATTTCCGGAGAGGAGCAAAGCATTGCGGCAGTAGGAGAGGCGGAAACCACCGTAAGAGAGTTCAGCATAGACCGCCTATCTGGGGACGGTATAGACCTGGCCAACTTGATATTTAAGTTAAATATCCGTTATGTTGGCACAAAGCAATCGGACAGAAGCGACCTTGAAAAGATTGTAACGGATGATGCCATTATTCTTAGATGGCTTGTTTCCTCTGTTACACTAAGCCATCCGGGGACAGCTTTTATTCAGTTAGATGCATTTGATAGGGAAGGCTCTTGCCGTTGGAAATCCTATCAGGCGGCTGTTTATATCGAAAAATCGTTAGATAGTGTGGTGGTTTCTCGGTCTACTCTTTCCGAATTGGAGCAGTTAGAAAAGAAGTTCGAGACAATCGGAGTAGGAGAAGCCGCACGAGTAGAGGCGGAAAAGAAAAGGATCGTTGCAGAGGAAAAGAGAGAAGAAGCAGAAGAGAAAAGAAATCAGTCATTAGCAAACATTGTTTCTGAGGAAGCTAAAATCAAAGCAGTATCGGAAGAAGCAAAGGGCTATAGAGACAGCATAAAGGATGATAAAGAGGCTATTTCTAGGGACAGAAAGGATGTAGTCTCTGTTAGGTCAGAGGTTATTTCTGCCATGAATACCGCCCAGCAATATGCCAGTTCGGCAGAAGCTTCCATGGCAAGTGTTATTACAGAGGGCAACAAAATCAAGGAAGCTACTATCGCTATAAAGAACGAAGCTACTACGGCACGAAATGAAGCGGTAAATGCAAAGACAGAAGCAAACAATGCAAAGAACGAAGCCGTCTCTGCTAAGAATGCGGCTAACAGTATTAAAGAGGAAGTACAGGCCTTAAAGAATGAGGCAAATTCCACAGTGGATAGGGCAAAGCAGAATGCCGATAGAGCGGAGACCTTTGCGAACAATGCTAAGCTTTCGGAGGGTAAAGCGGAAGGATTTAAGACAGAGGCGAGCGTATCAGCACAGAAGGCAAAGGATTCCGAAGCCAAAACGCTGGAAGCATTAAAGAAAGCGGAAGCCAGCGGGAAAGTATCTATAACAAAAGAAGAAATGAAAACCTATGTTGATTCTGCTATTGGTAATGTAAAGGGCGGAATCACAGAAGCGGAGGCGACAACATTAGCGAGAAAGGTCGCAAACGATTCTATAACCTCCAGATTCGCAGATGGAAAGGGGACAATAGAATCTGATGTGAGGAAATGGTCTCAAGACCCATCTGCAGACCTAAGCATAGATGGGACAAGCGTTATCCCAGGCTATTTCTTTAAAAATGCCTTGTCTGGATTCAGAACGGGAATGTGGGATATTCACGCAAAGGGACTGATGGATATGCGTAAGTACGTTTCCGGGGAGATTGGCAAGGTAAAGACAGGAGTTCCTGAGGAAACCATGCGCTCCTATGTGGCGGGCGAAATCGGTAAGGTAAAGACAGGTGCTGGACTTACTGAAGAACAAGAAAAGCTACTGAAGCTTATGGAATTGGAGAAGAAACCAGAACGAGAAATCGGAGAGGTGCTAGGACTTGGCGCAGACCACAGCGAGCAATATGTTCTTGCCGGTCTGCAAATTGCTATGCGATATGGTGCGTATGGACATATCCGTCCGGGAGATTACATCGTAATTGGCGGGAAGAAGTTCTATGTAGCTGGTGTGAATTGTCAATTCAATAGCAATAGATACGGCGATATTCTGCCGATAAAAAACCATGTAGATTTTATTTGCATGGACACAGGAGTTACCCCAGCGCTTAGTAATGAACAGGTTGCTAAGTACAAAGCGGATCCGATTATCAAGAATAATTGGTCTCTGGCTGCAGTCAATAAGATAATGGAAGAGTGTGTTTTCCCGAGCTTCAAAAAAACGCTTGGCATGGAATCCTTAAGAATATCTGAAAAATTTGTGGGATTTTATGGGGAAGAACCATTATTCCAAAAACTTTGGATTCCGACAGAAAAAGAGCTACTTGGAACCAATGTAGGAAATCCGGAATATAAAGATACAGCTTTACAAGGGCAATATCCGTATTTTGTTTTGCATCCGAATGCATATATTAGCAATAAGGGTTGCTTGCTTGCTAAGTCTATTGGCGGACAACTCTTTTTTTCTATCAATGGGACAGTGATTCCGGGAGATTACGGGTTCTTGCAAGCTGATGGAGGCAAAAACCAAAATGTACAAATCCCAATCGGATTCAGAATCCAGATATAGCTATAAGGAGGGGCAACCCTCCTTTTTGCTTGGGAAAAATCCCGACTTTTTCGAGATAATACAAAGAAAAAGGAGGTAGTGAAATGAAACTTACAGTAGGAGAAATTCTGGCAATGGTGGATGCAATGCGGCCGAACAATACGGACAGGGAAGCAAAAATACAGTATCTAAACGAGGTAGAAGCGGAGGTTTTCGACTTGTACCTTGCCTTTAAGCGTGGCAAGGAAGTGGAGGTTAAGCCTATCAATGGGCGGGCGTTCCTCCATGGGGAGACGGACACGCTGGAAGGCTATACCAATGCAGAGGGAGAGGCAAAGGCAGAGCCGGAGGGAAGGCTTACCATCATGGGCACTAGTCCCTATCGGATTGTAGAACCGCTAGGGAAAATGAAGGAAAGCGAGCCTATGAGGTTACTTCCTTCCCTTAAATCCTATACACAGGGGGATGAAGATGCCGTTGTTCTTCTGGATAGCCGATTTTTAGGAATTTATACCAACTACATAAAGGCGAAGATTGACTATGCAGAGGACGAGATAGAAAGCTACACCAATGCGGTACAGGCATATAACGCAGAGAAAGAGGCTTGGCTGTCCTATCTTAACCGCTACTTAGTCCATGGGAAGAGAAAAGCAAGGGGGTTGATTTAATGAGATTCAAGCCAATGCAAGCGATAGGGAAAAGCAAACAAATGATAGGCGTTTTCGGCGGGTTAAATCAGTCAAGTGTGGGGGCGGATAATGAGTTTTTGGACATGAAAAACGTGTCGTCAAGACTTTATCCGTCATTGACTGCACCTGTAGCAAATGATGATTTCTATACTGCTGAAAAGCCTTGCCAGATTTTTGTTAAGAATGAAATTTACCTTATCGACGAAAACTCAATAATGCGACAAAGGAAAAACGGTAGCAAAAGAACACTGAATTTGTACAGAAATAAACTGGATAGAACGCTTGTAGGCATGGGGGCGTATATCTGCATATTCCCGGATAAGCAAGTCTATAACACGGCAACAGGGGAATTGTTGGACATGGAAGCCTCTTACACGCAAAGCGGCAGTATATCCATCGCTCCTGTCTCTGAAGGCTCCAGCTTTGTAAAGATTCAAGGAACAAATTTAGGGAAAGCCTTTAAGAAAGATGATGTTGTTACTCTGTCCGGCTTTACGCAATACACGGATGTACTGAATGGGGCAAAAGCTATCAAGGAAATAGGGGATAACTTTATTGTTATCACGGCAGTAGATGAGAACGGCGCTGCACTTCGTAGCATTACGGAGGAGCGCGGAGTAAAGATTGAGAGAAAGCTTCCAGATTTAGACTTTGTTTGTGAGTTCAATAATCGCCTGTGGGGTTGCTCCAGCGCAAATCATGAGATTTACGCTTCAAAGCTGGGCGATCCTACCAACTGGAACAGCTACCAAGGTACGGCGGCGGACAGCTATGCGGTGTCCGTAGGAAGTGATGGAAATTTTACAGGGGTAATATCCCAGCAAGGTTATGTGGTGTTCTTCAAAGAAGACTATATCCATACAATCTACGGAACGAAACCGTCTAACTTTAGTCTCGACACCGTACAGGCAAGGGGAGTGGCAGAAGGGTGTAGTAGGTCGCTTTGCCATGTGAATGAGACGGTTATGTATGTAGGGCGCGATGCCATTATGGCGTATACCGGAGGAATGCCGGAATCTGTATCGGACAAGCTAGACCTTAGATGGACTGGAGCAGTAGCGAATCAATGGAAAGGGATGTATTTTGTTGACTTGATACTGGGCGATACAAGAACGACTTACGTATATGATTTGAAAAATAACCTTTGGACGAAGGAAGATAGCCACACCAACAAGCTAATTAGTAGATTCTATTCCAATGGCGTTTTGTATGAAAGCTACGCTGATGACAGAAATTTGTATAGTCGAGCGATTGGCTTAAGTGATGGAAAGTGGTTTGATGTTGACTGGTATTTGGAGTCCGTATATCTGGAAGAGGGAACCATCGACCAAAAGAAAGTCCATTCCTTGCAATTCAATGTGGAGCTGGAAGTGGATGCCTATTTTGCAGTCTATGTTAGGTATGACAATGATGTTACTTGGAGAAGGGTGGCTTCAGTAAATGCAGATAGGCGGAATACCTACACAGTGCCGTTAAAGCTAAAGAAATGCGAAAGATACCAGTACAGGCTGGAGGGGCATGGCTGGTTTATCCTGTATGGAATGAGCAAGACCATAGGGAAAGGAAGCGAACGATGAGTGTATTTAGCGTTCCAAGGATAGATATAGGCGAGATTAACGACTTGGAGAAGGTCAAGGCGTATCTGGACGAGTTGAATAAGAAAATCCGGTATCTATCGGAAAATGTGGATCATGACAATATGGCTCCGGCTGAGTACAGGAAATTCTTCCAAAGCGGGGAGAAGGCTGTCGAGCTTATCCAAAGCATGGACAGATTCTCCTTGGCACTGGAGAACAGCGAGGAAAAGCTAAAGGCGGGCATTGAGCAGACCGCAAGAGAGATTAGCTTGTATGCCAAGAGCGGGGATGTGGTAAATGAGGTAAACATATCCAAAGATAAAATCCATATCAGAGGAATGGCTTTACAAGTCTACTCTGATAATTTCCAGCTAGATAGAGAAGGAAACCTAACGCTTTCCGGGGAAATCTATGCAGAGGCGGGCAATTTCGGCGGATTCCAGATTGTGAAGGAAGGAAACACGGAGTTCCTAAGGGGCGACACTATATCGGCGTGCGGCTTAGGCGGGACAACTGTAAATGTAAGGGGGCAGTTGGATATTACCACCGACAAGGATATTACCGGGTGCCATGTGGATTTTAGTAACTGCAATGTGCAAACTTCCACAAATACCTATTTCGGATGGTTCTACTGCGAGGATGTGGTCTGCACCTCTTCCGTACAGGCGAATTGCGGCCAGTGCAACGAAGCATACATTGACGGAATGCTGGATTGCTTTGATGTGTACTCGAATAACCGTGTCATGGCATGGAGTGATAGGCGATTGAAGAAGGATATCAAGCCTATTGAGAACGCCTTAGAGTACATTTTATCCTTGCGACCTGTTGAGTATCGCTTAAATGGAGATTCTTGCGTGCATTACGGCTTTATAGCACAGGATATTCTTGCCGGCGGAGACCCTTACGGACTAGTCGGAGAGATGGAAAACGGCTATTACGCCTTAGATTATGAGGGATTCAACGGCGTAATCTGCAAAGCGATTCAAGATTTGAGAAACTTTGAGACGCTTTGAGAAAAAATAGGGAGGAAAATTTCTCATGCTTTATAAAGCGGAAAGCCCGAATAGTATAAAAAATACTAGGGATGTGGAAGGACATATAACAAGAATCAATAGGGCGGTGCAGAATGTTTTTTCCTCACTGGATCCGGAAGATAATTTTAGCACGGAGGAACTGCAGCGGTATCAAGAAACAAAGCACTTTGCTTCCATGCTGGAGGTAAGGGGGAACGGACTAAGGACTGTATATACCGACCTTGTAAACAAGTCAAAAACAGCATACGAACAGCAAATGGAGCAGATAAGGCTTGCTCTATCAATGGGAGACATAACATACACAATCACCTTTTCGGAGGAGGCTATATCCATCGAGGGCGAAAGACTGGACATATCTACGCAGAACTTTGTCCTAACCGATACG